GCGTTCTTGACGCCATCATTGCTACAAACAGGGGCGACCTCCGTTCTATGGTCAATGCTCTACAGGCGTATGTAACTACGTTCCGCTCGTCGGGAGAGCGAGCGGCTCTAGCATTTATTGAGAACATGGGCGGCACCTTCTCTACCAAGAAGTTTATTCAGCACATAAATGACAAGGACTTTACCGCCGCGTTGAAGTGTTTGGAGAAGGCTGACGACATTAGAAGTACACTAAATATAATTATGCAATTCACAATTAGTAAAGGGGCTAACTTAGCCATCATAGGACATGTGGTGACGGCTTATCGTGACCTACAATTCGGTATGCCCGAACCCATAGTAAGGGCGGGTTTTTGCCGAAATATGGTACAATCGGCACCTTTATTAGTGTGATAGTGAACGGAAAGATAGTGATACAGATGGATGACACAATGATTAACAACATGGCTAAGACGCTGAATGTAAGTGCGGATGCACTCAAAGACAAGGCACAAGAAGTGCTGACTTCTCAGGGAGAAGCATGGAAGAATGCCGGTAAGTCTGATGATGACTGCGGTGTACTTGCACTTAGGGTTGCGGCAAGGCAAATCAACACGGCGAATGCTGTACTGCGAAGAGCAGGTGCAGAGAACATAGAGGGTATGTTCGTTTCCTGTCCCCGACCCAAGGAGTGGGGCAAGATATTGTACAACAAGATGGCTAACCAATTGAAGGGCGCTGACGGCAACGCAGTCCACGCTTTAGTCAACAGCGGCGCTATCGTTGTCTTTGAGGACAACCACGATGGTACATACTCTAGAATGGCTATGGAAGAGTTTGGTGGTGACGGTACGGTATCGGAATTGCCACGACACACCATGAGATTAGATGAGAACACGCATTTCTATGTAGTGTGGGACAAGAACAACCCGACCTTCCCGTCTGGTGACACCAACTTCAAGTATGGCAAGCCCAGACCACAGGATGAGCGAGAGCGCACTTCTCTCTTCTTGACTACAGAAGGCAAGATGCTGACTGTCAAGGCACAGGGAGGGGCGGCTGACATTCAGCACCCGACCTTCGTGACCGGCGCTATTCCTGTCAGACTCGGTGCTAACGGTACTACGGCTTACTGCAAGCCTAATGTATCAGTCTTCACTGCCGACGCTTCTCTCAGTGAGAAGTACGATGCAGACCCTATGGCTATGATACAAAGCGGAGTTATACCCTTTGATGCGGTTGACAACGTTGACGCTCTCAGGGGATACTACGATATGCACAATGAGTCCAAGGACTGGTGGGACAAGGTAATCGCTGTACCTACTGAGGTCATTCACATTGACCCAAGGGACAACGGTGGTATGGTTCTAGTCTGTGCAGACCTAGACATGTCTTCGACTGCACCTACCATTGACGTATACGTCGGTGCAGAGCATGAGAATTTAGTGGACTTTGCTGTCGGTACGAAGGTCTTGGTTGTCGGTCAGACTTGGAGGTCCAAGGAAGACGAACAGCGCGTCAGCGTTTCCGGTTGGTATGCCTATGACAAGATTGAGGCCATGCCAGTCACCGAGCAGACACCTCTGTTCGATGACAACCTGAGTGTCCAAGAGGAATACGGAGGTATGTACTGATGTCGGGTTGGGGCGCAGCAGCCAAGCCCGCAGACCCTTCAGTGGCACCTGCGGTACCCAAGGTCGTGTACAACAGGGAATACTATGCCAATCTGTTTAACAGTCAGAGAGCGGCTCACAACGAGGGTCGCTACGCTTTAGTCGGACATGAGAACACCTGCAAGACCGGACTGGCTTGCTATCTATTAGAGCCTGAGATTCAGAAGGGTAGTAAGGTCTACGTCTTTGATGTGGACAATTCTGCAATGTCAACCATTGCTGACCTGTACCCAGACAGCGAGAACATCATTGTTCTTCCCCTACTTGATGAGATGGATGAGTCTATCTTCAATGAGGACAACAGCGTCAACTACTTGCAATTAATAGAGAAGACCAAATACTTCATCAACGTCATCGCTGACAACATCAAGAACGGTCAGGATGTAGGTGGAGTCATCTTCGATGGTGGTTCTACGTTCCTAAAGTGGTGCGAGTTTGCAATGAGAGCGGCTCTAATACGAAAGGGCGTTATCGAGGAAGAGTCCGACACGTTCAACCAGAAGGAGTGGCGAGAGCGCAACAAGTTGAACCGGGACGTTCTGGACAGACTACACGCTCTACCAGTTAGTAAGATATTCAACACCTTCCACTTGAAGGCCGTTCAGCAGTACATGGACGACGGGTCAGGTAAGAAGGTACTTATGACTGTGGGCGAGAGACCGGATTGGGAGAAGGGGACGATGCGCCGATTCTCTCAGCAGATATTCCTGTCCCGCTTTATGAAGAAGGCAGATGCCGCCGCCGGAGTCAAGGGTGACAGAACACTCAGCGAAGGCGAGTGGTGCGTCAAGGCAACCATCGAAGAGATGAAGGGCCGCTTCATCGAGTTTGTAGGACAGACACATACGATTCTAACAGTGAAAGACGGTAAGGCTACATGGTTTGGTCTTCCGTTCTTGCGGAGTGATTTAGATGATAGCGGTACCAAAGAGTGAATTGGAAAGTCTATTGAAGAAAGCACAACGCAAGAGCGTTGATGGTTGTCTTGTCGAGTCGTGCATCATAGAACACGACGGCAAAGAAACACTCAGCATAACGTCGCTTGTAAAAGACGGCGTTTCAAGTGTAGGAAAGTTTAGTCTAAAAGTAATCTGTGAACACCCGCAGATTTGGCCGGTACCAAGTATAGACAATCTTCTCAAAGTGTTGAAGTACCACGGTAGGACAGTAAAACTCACAGGGCAACGAGAGTGGAATTCCCAGATAAAGGTGCAGTCGGGTAGTAAGACGACCACACTTACGGCAAGTCCGCAAGCGTTGGCATATCCTTCCTCGCCCTATACATTGCTTGAATGGCACACGAAGTCCACTAAGATTGCAGAAAAGATAAACTTAGAAACAATGTCATATGAAAGTGCAGAAGGGCCGATAGCATCCGCGATGGCGTTTCATGTAGATTCTACGGATTTGTTTGAGGCTTTCCGGTGCGACGGTATGAACGGCAAGAAGACCGGCAAGTACAAGTTTATCTTTGATACTGATGGCTTCCACATAGAAACGGGTACGGAATTGAAAGGTCTAACCAAGACTACAATAAGTGAATTCGTTACTACTGCGGCTGTAGTGAATTCCAATGGTCTTAGTGATAGGCGGACTATGTACTTTGAGGGTGGATTGGAAGACCTGACAAAACAGATAGTAGGTGACGTAACTCTGGGCTTTGTCCAATTCCGCACACGTAAGGGTAGCGCCGGTGAGTGGGGTTTAATAGTAAAGATAGACGATGATTTTGTATTCCAAACGTCGGTGATAGAATGATAGTCGAGCGAGGCAGAGGCAGAGCGGTTCACATCAGATACCGCGACCAAGACGGAGAGCGGCAGACGCTCATAGAGAGGGACTTCTATCCCTACTGCTTTGTCGAAACGGCAGACCAAGACATCTTTGATGCTGTGTACAAGGAGGATGGCTACACAGGTCTATACGGAGAGAACCTGACTAAACTCGTAGTCAATGACCCACAGCAGATAATGGAGATACAGGAGAGGGCAGACACCTATGGCGTAAAGACATGGGAGGCGAACATCCCCTACGTCAACAGGGTACTCGCTGACAGAACAAACCCAGATGACCCCATACCAAACTACGACCACAGGATATGGTATCTTGACTGTGAGTGGAATCCAGAGACAAACGCTATGCGCGTCATGGTATTCCATGACAGTTTCGTAGGGGAGACAGTATGTCTTTATGTTAATCCTAACTACACTATGTACCACAGCGATTCGACATATACAAGCAACAGAACACCGGGTCGTCGTGACTCTAAAGGTAGGTATGAGTTTCCTAATGAAGAATCTATGCTACGCGATTTCCTAACGCGCTTGAATGAGGCTGACCCAGATGTCATCACAGGGTGGTATGTGGTCGGTGCTGACATCAAGACTATAGCAGAGAGGTTGGCGGCAGTTGGTCTTTCACCCAACGGTCTTTCACCCATGAAAAGATTTAGGTATCAGTTTGGTGATTGGTCGCAACCTATCGCCGGCATAAACTGCATAGACCTTATGATTGGATTCTCCAAACTATGGGAGTTGAAGAACGGTAAACTACCGGGCTACAAACTTGATGACGTTGCTGAGATAGCGTTAGGGGAAAAGAAAGTAGCCCTGCCGGATGGACACAATACCTATCATACGGATTTAGATTTGTACTTAGACTACGCTATACAAGACGTTGACTTGCTACCTAAATTAGATGCAAAAGTAAATGTCATAGGATACTACACCGGATTACAACACTTGGTGCAGTGTGACATCCGAGCGACACCTTACATCACCCGTATGTTCACAAGCCTTGTGTTGCGAGACCAAAAGTTTTTGAAGCGCATCCCTACTAAAGCACAGTTTGATAGGGTGGACTACCAAGGCGCAGATGTCATGGAAGTCTTACCCGGCCTGTACAAGAAGATAGGTATCTTAGATGTCAAGGCTATGTACCATAGCAACGCCGCACTACACAATATCTCATGGGAAACCCTACACCCAGACGGAAAGGATTGTGGTAATGGAGTCAGGTTTGCACAAGGAGGCAAAGGACTTCTGGTGCGACAGATGGACAGGATGACTGAGTTGCGTGACAAATACAAGAAGTTGAAGCGGGATGACCCTGACAACGCGGCAAGGTGGGATGCTATGCAGTATGCGTGTAAGTCTCTCGTCGCTTCCATGTATGGAGTGTGTGGTGACGCTAAGTACGGAATGTATCATCCGCAAGTCGCAGATGCAATCACATTTACTTCACGGCAGACTCTAAAGAAGTTGCGGGATTGTGCTAAAGAAGTCGGTTGGAACACCGTCTATGGTCACACGGACAGTATCTTCGTAGAGGGAGTAGAAATGGATTGGGAAAGACACGTAACCGCCACTCTCCACAAAATTGAAACTATCAATAAGAAGATGTATCCCATCGAAGTACAGTTTGAAAGATACTGTAACACCATGATTCTCATGGCAAAGAATCGTTATGCGGGCAACGTGGTGTGGACTGATGGCGAATGGCATGACCCCACACTATACGTCAAGGGTATCGAGATGAAGCAGTCTCGTATGCCGCCTGTGATGAAAGATGCGATGCAAATGGTCATCGAAGGAATACTTGCCAATAGAGGAAAAGATTATGTGCAAGATAACATCAATAACATTGTACTAAAAGTAATATCTGGTGACGCAGAGCCGAAGTCTCTCTGCATGAAGGGGAAACTGACTAAGAACATCAGCGACTACAAGGTCTTATCCGGCCCAAGCGCGGGTGCGGCGTGGGCCAATGAGTATTTAGGTAAGAGATACAGGGGCGGTGACTTCTTCCTCACAACCATAGGCGAAGACGGTAAGTACATGGCATTCGATGACCCAGAAGAAATCAAGGGTCTATACAAAATAAATTATAAGGAGATGGCTGATAGGTTTATCGTAAAGAAAATTCAACCTTATTGGGAAATGATGGGGTGGCCGACGCAACCTCTATTCAATATGTTAGAAGGTAAGGGTTCATTAAGGTGGTTATAGAGTGTTGGATTATCGAATCTCTCTGGTTGATAAGGCAATAGCAAAAAAACTCATAGTAGCAAACCACTATACGCATAAGTGGTCTTCTTGCCGATATGCTTTAGGGTTATTTTTGGATGATGAAATACAAGGAGTCGCAGTTTATGGCTTTCCTGTAGGTAGACAGGTGGTAAAATCTATAACTCCCCACTTAAAAAATCAAGATGTATTAGAATTGACAAGGCTTTGGTTGAAAGATGAAGCACCAAAGAATAGTGAAAGTTTCTTCATTGGACAGACCTTCAAGTGGCTTAAGGAAAATACAAATACTAAGGTTCTAATCAGTTATGCAGACCCTATGGCTGACCATTTGGGAACTATATATCAAGCAACCAATTGGCTTTATCAAGGCAATAATACCATGTTGGTGAAGGGATATTTACACAGGCTCAATGGAGAGTGGATGCATCCAAGAAGTGTGGTGGCAAAATATGGGACAGTCAAGACTTCTAAACTACTTGAAATAGACCCCGAATACGAGAGAAAAGAATTGAAGAAGAAACACAGGTATATTTACATTTTGACAGACAAAAGAGAAAAGAAAAAGATACTTGAGACACTAAAGCATCCCGTTTTACCTTATCCTAAAAATAACAACAACTCTGATTGGGGTGAGTGAATCCAGTAGGTTTATAAGTATGAAAGGAGACTGAGATATATGACGAGAAGTAGAAAGATGAGTGGCAAACTGACAACAAAGCAATTACAAGCAGAATTAAATACAACTACCAATGAGTTTAGGTCCTTCGCAAATGCTATGATACCAGAGGTTATGAAGCATAGCGCTCTAATCTATGCCCTGTTAGAAGACATGGGTAAGATGGAGAAGATAACCTGCGCGAATTGTAAAGAAGAGGTCGCCCGACCTACTCTGTCTGGTTTAGAGCAAAACGATGACTGTCCCGCTTGCGGTAAGAACCTGTTTGACAAGGTGCAGACATCTCTAGATGATATACTAGAGGAAGAGTAAATGGGCGGTTATTGGAGTGGCTTGTTTGAAGCCTTACGCATCCGAGATGCAAAGCAGGAGGAAGAGTGAATGGACTCTTCGTATATTCCCGGCCAAGCCGACGCTCTTAGAGTCAGTAAGTCGTCTTTGATGACGTACATGATGTGTCCCAGACAATTCTATTGGCGATATGTCGCTGACATTCCCCGTGCGCCCCCCACAGAGGAAGCAATACGTGGTGGACAGATACATGAGGTTATGGAATACGGGTTGCTTGAAGGGCCGGAGTCTGCTACAGTAAAGGCGGAAGAGTTAGGTGTTTCCGGCGACCCTGCGGTTGATGCTCTATCTCTGATGATACATCAGATAGCGCACGATGTGGGCGGCTTTGAGGTGATAGAAGCCGAGGTAAAGCACATGGTGCCTGAGTCTTTCAACGGCCATGAGGTCGTATGGGTAGGTCTGATTGATGGCGTGGTCAAGTTTGACACGGGTGAGGTAGTTTTAGTAGAATTGAAAACGGGTAAGATGAACAGTGGTAAGTTAGCGCGGACCCGCAAAGAATTACTTTACTATAAAAGAATGTTGAGTAAGATGGATGGATACGAAGAGCCTACGCACTTCTTGTACATATCCCCAGATTACGAACACAATCCAGATGACAAACTACTTCTAGAAGGTAACAAGAGAGGTAAGAGATTATGGTTGGGGCCGGAGGCAGGGATTGCTATTTTAGAGCCAATAGGTAAGCGAAGTATAAATGCTTTTGAGGAATCTTTAAGTAGCACTATAGCAGACTTAGCACTCCAACAATGGCCTATGAATTGGAACGAGTATTTCTGTCCTCTTTGGTGTGATTTCGTTCTGTCATGTGAGGCCGAATTGACTGGCGATATAGGAGAAGGTGAGTATTTATGAATAAGATAATAGTATGTGCCGCTTGTGGTGAAGAAGATGAGTGGGAAGGTTTTGAAGATGTATACAGAGTCACGGGACAAGAGGGGCAACCGCCCGTTCTTGTCACCATCGCAGGCTGTGCCTGTGGACACCAACAGGAGGTTAAGTTAGATGATTGAAATAAGAACAATAGAATTTACAGAGCCGTTAGTCACATGGCAGGATGTCATGCCAGTGCTATCCGTTCTAGGTATAGCGTTTATAAGTGCAGTAGCCTACCTTTATTACAAGTTGTAGGTGAGACTATGCTGAGTTTTCCGAGAGAGATAGGGCTTCGCCGTAATGTTTGCGATAGCCGTCAGGCTTTCCACAAGTATGTATCTCAGTTGAATGGTAAGGCATCTTGTTACACAAGTCTTTACTCATTTGAAAGAGTAGACCCTATGAAGCCTTGGAAGATGGATGCCGATTCTGCTATCATAGACCGCGCATGGTGGGACTTTGACATCGTGGAGGGGGGTACCCTCTCTGACGTAAAAGACGACGTTAAAACGCTTCTAAATAGGCTTAACGGGGATGTTCGTCTGGTATTCACTGGTAGGGGTTTTCATGTACATCAATTCTTTACCAAGCCGGTGTTTGGTATGAGTGTGGCTAGACACATAGAGCGGTATCAGAAGGAGATGGCAAAGGGTCTTGTGACTTTAGATGGGGTAGGCCACCCACAGAAACTAACGAGA